GGCGTGGCCATCCCGGATCCGACGCTGATCAAGCACTCCAACCTGGCCGACAAGCAGGAGATCCTGGCCAGCATGCAGGGCCAGCAGGCCCAGGTCGATCCGCGCGCCGAGGCTCAGGCTCGGCTGATCGATGCCCAGGCCCGCAAGACCGATGCGCAGGCGGTGGACGTGGCCATCAAGGCTCAGTACAGCGGCACGCAGGCTGCCCTGGAGATTGCGCGCAACCCGGGCGCTGCCCCCATTGCCGACTCCATGCTGCGCTCCGCTGGCTACGTGGACCGGGACGCTGGACCCATCGTGCCGCAGCCCAGCCAGGCGCTGCCCGGCCTGGACGCCCCACAGCGCAACACCGACCCGCTGACACCGGCCGGCCCCGCCAGCCCGGCGGCGGGCCAGGAGGCCGGCATCGAGCGACCCGGCCCGGACCTGGGCTGACACCACCACGAACTGAAGGAGAACCCCATGGCCAAGGCCAGCACCACATCCATCCCGTCGGACGCCGACTGGCGCGCGGACGAAGACATGCGCACCCTGGCGCGCGCCGAGGAGATCCGCAAGGACCCGAAGCGCCTGAAGGCCGCCCTGACCAAGGCGAAGGAAAAGATCGCCGAGCTGCAAAACCTGCAGACCCCCGTCAAGAAGTGACCCACCAATCCACCACCGAAGAGGAAGAACCATGAACCCGCTGCTGAAGAAGATCCTGTTCCGCTACATGGCGCCTGCTGGCGAAGAGGGCACTGATACCACCGGCACCGACACCGCCGTGGCGGATCCCGACGACGACTACCTGGCCCTGCCCGAGGAGGAGCGCCGCAAGCTGCGCGGCGACCTGGACGGCGACGACCTGAGCCAGGAATCCCTGCAGGCTCTGGTGGCCAGCGAAGGCGGAGAGGGCGGTGGCCAGCCGCCCGCCGGCGGTGACGCGGCCCATGGCGCCGAAGATGATGGCACTGGAGGCCAGGGCACGCGCGGCGGCGGCATCCCTCGGGCCCGCTTCAACGAGGTCAACGACGAGCGCAAGGCCGCGCTGGAGCGTGCTGCAGCGCTGGAGGCTGAGCTGGCTCAGCTGCGCGGCGGCCAGCCGGTCCAGTCGGCCGCTCCCGCTGCCGCACCAGCACCGGCCGCTGAGCGCCGGCAGCTCGATGTCGCCCAGGCCGAGGAGCAGTATGCGCAGCTGATGCTGGACGGCGACACCAAAGAGGCCGCCAAACTGCGCATGCAGATCAATGCGGCCATCGAGGACTCCGCCTTCGAGCGCTACCGGCAAGCCAACGCTGCCAGCGCGGCGCAGGCACGGGCCACCGAGACCGTGGAGAGCCTGATTCAGGCCTATCCGTGGCTCGAGGAGCCCGAAGGCGCGGAGGCCATGGACCTCATCGAGGCCTCCGTGGCGTTCAAGACCAGCCGCGGCATGCCCCTGCACCAGGCCATGACAGAAGCAGTCCAAACCATCGCGCCGCGGTTCGCGCCGGCCGGTCACCCCCCTGGGGGTATCCAGGGGCAGGGTGGTTCTGTTGATATACGCCCTGAGCGAGCCGCACGACGCGGGGCGCAGCACTCGATGCTCCAGCCCCCCAGCGTGCAGGCCGGCCTTGGAAACCGCTCCACGGCGGCGGCGATTGATCCCACCAAGATCACCGACGACGAATACATGGAGCTTCCCGAGGCCGAGCGCAAGCGCCTTCGCGGCGACTGAGCGCGGCTCAACCAGCCGGCAAGGATTCACCCCCCTTGCCGGCGCGGCATCAACGGGTTGTCGCCCTGGGCGGGCGTAAAGCTGCCTGGCGCCCTTGGCCGCCCAAAGCCATGTCTCTCGCAACTGGGCGGCGTCATGTCCCGAAAAGTGAACCAACTTCCAGGAGCATGAAATGGAAACCAATTTTGCTGCATTGACCCCAGTCCAGAAGCTGGCCTGGGCCCGTGAGACCTGGGGCGCCGCGCGCGACCTGATGTTTCTCAAGAAGTTCGCGGGCAAGGGCGAGAACAACATCATCCAGGTGGTCAAGGAACTGACCAAGAACGAGAAGGGCGCCGAGGCCTGCGTGATCCAGCTGGTGGCTGACTTGATCGGCGACGGCGTTCGCGGCGACAACGAGCGCGAAGGCAACGAGGAATCCATGCAATCGCACAGCCAGATCATCACGTATGACCTGCTGAGCCATGGCGTGAAGAACACCGGCAAGCTGTCTGACCAGCGCAGCACCATCAACTTCCGCCAGCAGGGCCGCGACAAGCTGTCCTACTGGCTGGCCAACCGCTGCGACCAGCTGGCATTCCTGACCATGTCGGGCATCAGCTACGAGTTCAACAACGACGGCTCCCGCCGCGATGCCGGCTCGGTCTTCCCCAGCCTGGACTTCGCGGCCGACGTGCGCCCGCCCAGCGCCAAGCGCTCGCTGATGTGGGACGGCTCGGGCCTCGATCTGTCGAACACCGGCGCCATCGCATCGTCGTTCGTGCCCAACTACAAGATGATCGTTCAGGCGACCACCTACGCGAAGGAGAACCGCATCAAGCCGCTGATGGCTGGTGGCAAGCCTCACTACGTGGTGTTCGTGCAGCCCGGTACGCTGGGCCTGCTGAAGCAGGATCAGGCCTATCGTGAGGCAGTGACGGCTGTGGCGGCGAAGGATGGCCAGAACTCTCCCTTCTTCACAGGCGCGACCGTCACCCTCGACGGTGCCGTGATCCACGAGTTCAACCTGGTCTACAACACCAAGGGCGCGGCCGCCGGCCAGAAGTGGGGCGCGGGCGGCAACGTCAACGGCACCCGCACGCTGGTCTGCGGCGCCCAGGCTTTGGGCATGGCGGATCTGGGCCCTGGTGACTGGGACGAGAAGACGTTCCAATACAACAGCCAGGTGGGCCTGAACATCGACAAGCTGGTCGGCTTCCTCAAGCCCCAGTTCTACTCGATCTACAACAAGTCGGTCGAGGACTTCGGCCTCTTCACCATCGACCACTACCTGCCGTAAGCAGGCCTCTCGCCGGGGCCTGCCGGTCCCGGTGCTCTCTCCCTTTGCTGCTGAAGGAGCGCACCATGCCCATCAAAAAGAACCCCTCGCGCCAGGAGCTGATCGTCGCCTATCTGGACATCGGCTTTGCTGATCCCGTCGCCTATGGCGCTGCCGAACCGGCATTCGACCTGCCTGGCAACGCCATCCTGGTCGGCGGCGATGTCACCGTGCTGACGGCCTGGAACTCGGCGACGAGCGCCACGCTGAAGCTGGGCGACACGGCCGACGACGACCGCTACACCGCTGCGCCCATCGACCTGAAGACCGCAGGCCGCACGGCGCTGACCATCACCGGCTTCCGCCATCCCACGGCCCAGAGCCTCAAGGTGCTGCTGGCCCAGGCCGGCGCGGCTGCCATGGCCGGCCAGGCCCGCATCTCCATCCAGTACTACGTGCCGGGCCGCTCGGCCTTCACGCAGGCCTGATTCTTTCTCGGTGGCCAGAGCTTGAAAGGGCCCTTTACCCGGTGGCCACGTGCCGCCGGGCCTTTTCTCCGAAAGGACAAGACCATGAACTCCATGAAATTCCGTGCCCCCGGCACTGATCCTCTCCCCGTCTCGCTGACATCCGGCCACACGATGGTGGTGCCGGCCACGCCCGAGGGCATCGATGTGCCCCAGCGATTCCAGCGTGAAGCCATGGCGCGTGGCGCCGTGCTGGTCGAAGGCGGTACCGCCGAGGTGAAAACCCAGATCCTGGCGCGCCAGTTGGCCATCCGCGAGGCGCTGCAGGTCATGATTGCGGGCGGCAGCAAGGATGACTTCACCGGCGACGGGAAGCCCAACCTCGTGCGCCTGAAGGCCGTTACAGGTTTCCCGGTTTCCCGCGAGGAAGCCGACCAGGTCTTCGCCGAACTCGGCGGCGACGCCCAGGCGTAAGCAGCCATGCGGGTCGAAGACATCATCCGGCGCTTCCGTGAAGCAGTCCGCGACACGGCCGACCCGCCGTTCTGGTCCACGGAAGACATCGTCGAGTACCTGAACGAGGCCGTGCAGGAGGCGTGCGAACGGGCCAAGCTGATCGAGGACCGCGCCACGCCGGCCGTGTGCGCCATTGCCCTGGAGCCCGGCAAATCCTCCTACGACCTGCACCGCAGCGTGCTGCAGGTCAAGCGCCTGGCCTTTCGCGGCCGCGTGCTGGAGGAAACCAGTATCGAGGGGCTGGACTGCACCTATGGCGCCTGGGAGACCCGCTCCGGCATGCCCCGCTACTGGGTCTTCGATGGGGCCAACAGCCGCGGCACGCCACGCATCAGGCTGGTGCCCACGCCTGTTGAGGCTGGAGAAATCGCGCTGACCGTCTACCGTGGCGCGCTCAAGCCCATCGATCCCTGCAACGCCCAGGCCCAGCCCGAGATCCATGAGCGCTTCCACACACGCCTGATGGATTGGGTGCTGCACCGGGCATATCTCAAGCAAGACGCGGACGCCTTCGACCCGGCGAAGGCTGCCACGTCTCTCGCGCTGTTCGAGCAGGCCTTCGGCGAGCGGCCCGATGCGAATGTGCAGCGCAAGCACAGAGACCGCCGGCCGCCATTGGTTCGGAGTAGTTGGTGACCTAACCTTTGGATGCTGACAAGGCAAGCTCTTTGCTCGCCTTCCTTTCCCGGACTCTCGCATTGCCGAGTGAATTCAACAGCCAAAGTCCAATTCCGATGTTGGTGAGGAAAATAAAAAGACCGAGAATTTCATTTCTTGTTGGAATCCCATCGGCTCTCCAGAAGAGATAAATTCCTAGCGATCCATTGAAGAGAGAGATAAGTGAAAAAGCCAATATTACTCCGTCAATCGCTCTTTTTCCCCACCGTCTCAGATTGTTCCAAGCGTCTTCTTTGAATTGCGCCAGCGTAGCGACTAATGAAGCCAAGGCAATGCCTGCAGCAATAACAGAAAGAGTTGTGTTCAGGTCCATCTACTATCCTCCTCCCTCAATCGTACCAACCCTCGTGTAGGGTTTGGCGATTGACTCGCCGAAGAAGAGACTGCCTGGAGTAACTCGAAAGGCAATCTCTATGCGCTCCACGCATGCATCTTCGACCCAAGGGCTGCGGGCTCTTGTGAAAAGTCGTCATATGGGCCGCGATGGATATGTGCGCGGCCCGGGATCCTCCACGTCGGACTCGATTCAGGCCCGACTCTCTGACGGCGAGTTCGTACTGCCCGCCGACACGGTGAAGAAGGTGGGCGTCAAGAGCCTGCGCGATCTGGTGGCCAGCACGCATACACCCACGGGCAAAAGCCAAGCTGATCACTACGCAGACGGCGGATTGGTGGACGATCCCAACGCTGTGACGCGCGCCGGCAACAGCTACAGCGGCACCGACATTCGCGGGAACATCACCATCAACGGTCGCGCGCCCGGAGGAACCTACAGCGAGAACCCGGGCATGCGGCCGCCGCCGGCCGCCGCTCCTGCTCCTGCGGCACCGGGTGCTCAGCCAGCAGCATCTACTGGCGCTACACCAGCAGCTCCCGCGGCTGCCACACCAGCACCGGCGGCCCCCATGGATTGGGCAGCACGCAACGCCCAGCGCAACCTTGAAGTCACCGCCAGCTCCATCGTGCCGAGCAGAGACCGTGACGCAGCGCAGGCAAGGCTGAATGCGATGAACCAGCCTGCAGCAGTGCCAACGCCTGGTGCACCTCAACAGCCCGGCGTGCCGGGGCTCCCTCAGTACCAGCAGCCCGCTGCCACTGGCACACAGCCTCGCCCTCTGTATGGCACGCAGCCGCGGCCAGGATTCGCCGACGGCGGTTTGGTCAAGGCCGACGACCAGGGTGGCCGGCTGCGCAGTCTTGCTGAACGCATGGCTCAGATCCCCGTGGACGGCTACCCCCGGGCGCCTGTGGCGGATGGCTCGCAAGACAGCGCCTGGAACACCGACGCCGGGCGCAACGTTGCCAACACGCTCAATGCTCTGCCCGGAACAGGCTCCATGCTCAAGTCTGGGCGCATGGTGGGCGCGGCAGCGCAGTCGTTGGGCGCGGTCCGTGAAGTTGGTGCGACGAACGCAGCCATCGCAGCAGGTCGCGCTTTCGCGGGCCCAGGCATCGGTGCTGTGTCGCTCTCCAGTGCTGGCAGCACGGAGCGGCCATCGTCGCCCTCGGCAAACTCTGCCCCCGCTGTTGCAAACCGTGCTGGTGAACTTGGCCACTACACCGAAGGCGAGCTGATGGGGCCACCGGGCGAAGCCATGCCCTCGCGGACCATGGCCGCCGCTCCGACCCCCGCGCCTGCGCAACCGGCCGGCAACGGCGCTGGCAACGAAGCCTATGGCCGTCTCCTGGCTTTGGCGACTGGAGCTGCTGCGCCCGCCCCTGGTCTGTCAGTCCCCACGATGCGCCACAGCGGCAACGATTGGCAGGCCCGCAACGACCTGCGCAACGCCTCCGTCTCGGCCAGCTCGATCATGAATACGCGGCACTGGGGCGGTCGAGGTGCCGAGAACAATCCCGCCATGCAGGAGTACCGGGCCATGCTGGCCACAGACCAAGCGCTGCGCCAGGCTGAGCCAGCACTCCAGATCGCAGGCATGCGCGAGCGCGGGTCGCTGCAGCGCGAGGGCGTCCAGCAGCAGGGGGCCAGCCAGCGTGCAGCCCTCGGCGCATTGGGCACGGCAGATTCCAATGAGATCGCCCGTGGGCGCTTGAGCCTGGAGCAGATCGCGTCGGGCTACCAGAGCCGTTCTGCTGCCCGCCTTGAGGCGGCTCAGCAGGCAGTGGAAAACGCCCAGACGCCAGCCGAGCAGCGCAGCGCCCGCCAACGCCTGCTGACGCTGCTGGGCAAGGACGGCGAGGACCGCTGGAAGTCTGTTGCTCTGCAAGGCGGTACTGACGCTCAGGGCAACAAGACCGAGAGCATTCTGGGCGCGGTCAACGAGCGCACTGGGGAAATGCGGCGCATGCCGACCCAGGCGCAGCCCGCGGCCGCGCCGCCCGACGGCAGCATGGTGCGCGGCAAGGATGGCCGGCTGTACGAAGTGAAGAATGGCCAGCCCGTGCTGGTGGGAGGTTGAGCCATGGCGGACGTGAATTGGAACGACTACACGCCCGTGGGCGGCGGCTCTGCTCCTGCAGCGGAACCTGTGGACTGGTCGCAATTCGAGGTGGTCAAGCCTGCCAGCACCGGACGCAAGCTGGCGGACATTGCCACGGCCTTTGCTGGCGGCGCCGTGGGCGCCACGAAAGCCATCGCTGACGCCGGTGGCGCGGGCAATGCTGTATCCCAGCAGCTGGGCAGCGCGCAGGACACGGTGCAGAGCTGGCTGAGCCCCCAGCGGCAGGCGGAGAAAGCCGCACGGGCGCAGACCATCCGCGAGGCTGAACAGTCCGGCTCCGTGCTGCGCGAAGTAAGCGCGCAGCTGGGCGGCATCGCTGAGGCGCCTGTCAGCACCGTGGCGGAAGCAGCCGGCTCTGTGGTGCCCATCGTGGCATCCATGTTCACGCCGGTGGGCCGCAGCGCGGCAGCCCGCACGGCGCTGGGTGCGGGCCTGGGTGCGGCCCAGGGCGCGGGCACGGTGAAGGGTAGCATCCACGAAGCGGTGGAACAGCAGCAGCGGGAGCAGGGGGCCACGCCGGAAGCCGCGCGCCAGGCCGCAGACCGTGCGCAGGCCTACGCCGGCCCCAACGCCGACAACATCGCCTTGGGCGCTGGGCTGGGCCTGGCGACGGGCACGACCGGCGTGGAGCGGCTGGTGAGCGGCGCGCTGGCCGGCCGGGCCACCAACCAGGCACTGCTGCGGCGCGCGGCTACGGGCGCCGTGACCGAAGGCCTGCCCGAGGCAGTGCAGGGTGGCCAGGAGCGCTTCGCGTCCAACGTGGCCCAGCAGCGTGTGGGCGGCGAGGTGCCGACCTGGCAGGGCGTGGCCGGCCAGGCAGTGGCTGAAGGCGTGGCCGGAGGCCTGCTGGGTGCCGGCACTGGCGCAGCCGTGCGCGGTGGGCATGGTGCGACCGGGCAGACCCAGGGTGAGCCGGGCCAGCCGCCGATTGCAGAGCCAGCCCCAGACGCCGCGCCGGAGCCGGCGGCAGCACCAGCTATCGACCCCAACGCCGGACCATTGTCCAAGGCTGCTGTCATGGCCGGCGACCTGGGCCTGGCACCCACGCCCGTGGCACCAGCACCTGTCAGCGCGCAGCAGACCATGGCCGAAGCCATGCCGCGCATGACCGAGGAGCAGCAGCGTGCCGCGCGCATCGTGGAGGCCGACCTGGCCCGCGACATCCCGGCAGGCGTCCGAGCAGCGCGCGAGGCCGAAGCGCGCGACTTGGCCGCCGCCGCGCCGGCCGCTGAGGTGGACCTGACCCCCGGCGACATGGAGCAGGGGCGCATCCTGCGGAACTACGAGCCGCGCGGGCCGCTGCCCGACGTGGCCGAGTACGCGCCACTGATCGAGCAGGCCATCAAGCCGGAGCTGCGGCCGCAGTACCGGCGTCTCTTGGCTGAGGCCATGGACGAGAACAGGGCGCCAGGGGCGGGGCTGGTGCCCGGCGCGCGCGAAGCTGCCGCGCGGGCGCTGCACGCGACGTTCTCCCCTGATGCAT